TCTGGCAAGGTGCAAACTTCAAATTGAAGATCGTTAAGAAAGATGGTTACTGGAACTATGATAAGTCAGAGTTCGATACAGTATCTCCTCTCTTAGAAGATGATGATGCTTTAGAAGCATTATGGAAGAAGCAGTATTCACTTGCTGCTGTCACTGCACCAGACCAATTCAAGTCATATGATGATCTGAAGAAGCGTTTGGATTATGTTCTAGGACATAAGCAACCTACTCGTCGTTATGATGAGGAGGTATCTAATGAGGATAACAATCGTGGTTCTTATGCACCAGATTTTGGTGCTCGTAAAGAACCAGTAGCTGCTGCTCCTGTAGCATCTAAATCATCAGATGAAGATGATGCACTAAGTTATTTTCAACAACTTGCTGATGAATAACTAAGAGTAAAGTTTAATATTTTCTCCTCGTTTAAGGGTTCCATTCACATATTGACTGGAACCTTTTTTATATGTCATAATTTCTTCCATATCATCTCTTACTACGTTGAGATATCTTTGTTTGAGTAGGAATATATTTCTTTTTTTATCTTCTATTTCTGATTCGTATTCATAGTTGCTTACTTTAGTTGTAATATTCTCTGCTTTTGTTATACCTTCAACAAGATAATCATAGAATGTTATACCTATACCAGCAGCAACATGGAGACCTGCAGGAATTATTACTGCACCTATACTGTTTTTTACTTCATTTGTTTCATAATGATGAGCTCCATTATATAACCAATCATATGCAGATGTAAATGGCGACGGGAAGTTACTATATTTGTCTAAGAGATACCTATCAAAATTTTGTTGTGTCATAGGCCACTCAGATTGTATATTAATAATATTATTACACTGAAGAACTAACCAATCTAATGAGGAATCATTATAGAAATCGAATGCAACATTATCTGGTCTATCATTACCTTTGATTTCATATTTGGTGAAGACAGTAGTGTCTTGAAAGATATCTTCTCTAAGATAACCTTTTTTAAATAGATTTTTTACTTTAATGTAGTCAGATATTCCTGAATTAGGAAGTCTATTGACGTAATCAAAGTCTGGAACGTTTTTGAAATAATTTGACATTTTAGAAACCTATTGTTGAGTCACCATCATTTGGATATTCATCATTAAATACTGGTTCAAGTTCTGTAAATGTCATTTGTATTGAGTATTGTTGCATTGAACCATCTTTATATACAGAGTAGTTATTATTGGGTGTATATTGAACACCGAATGATTGTAATGCACATTCCTTAAATCTATTTAAGAATCTATGTTGACTTTTGTTTTTACGTAAGTATTGTAACTGGAATGTATTTGGTGACTTAAGAAATAAATTAGATTCCGATCTTACAGGTGCCATACCTTGTTTAAAGAATCTAATAACTTTAACGATATTGTTAGATTCTCTACTATTTCTTGGGGATAGTTGGAAAGTAAAATTAAATGGTCTCAAGGCAGGTGAATTAAAAAGTAATTCCATATTTGGATTTAATATATTACCTGTTGTTCTTGATAGAAGTGCATTGGGATTACCTCCTGTTGCTGCTCCTGCTAATGCACTTTTAAGTGCCTCTTTAACTTCTTTATTATTGGTTGATAGAGCATCGATTGTATTATTGATTGCACCATCTTGACCTTCTTTATCACTTAGTAAGTCTTTAGCAATTCCCATAGCTGCCATTTGTGCTACACCCATTGAGTTTGGACCCCAATCTACATTGTTTTGATCAGCAATTCCTGCTGGTATTGGTAATACAATACTACCAATAATTTTTCTATTCATTCCTCCTCTATCTTGTCCTCCAAATGTTCCAGTGCTATTGGTAACACCTTTTGGTACATATTCCAGCATGTTAAATTTAATAACATCTTGCTCAGAAGTACTCAAACCTTCTGGAAATACTAGTGGTGAACTACCATTTGCACCAGGATAAGATTTTCTAGTACCACCTTTAGCCTTTCCTGAGATTAATGATGTATTGATTGCTCCTTCATCATCTGATCCATCAGTTGTTGTATTGTCTTCTCCTGCAGGGTTTGATGTTTCTCCTGCTGCTTCTTCTGTAGCAGATTTATTTGTTCCGAATAACTCATTTGTTTCTTCTACTGCTTGTCTATAACTTATATTATCTTCTACTGCCTTTGACCTTGTTGTTACAGTTTGTGCTGATTGTCTAGCATCATTAGTTCCTTGTGCTGAATTGAAATATGTATTCTCTGATGCTGTTCCTTCACCTGAACTTGTAAATTTTTTAGTTTTTTTATCTATTGTCCCGATAGTTGTTTCTGTCAACATATCTACGCCATAAGTTCCTCCACTACTACCACTTACAGTACCTTTTCTTTTAACAGTTATTTCTCCTGTAACAGAATTTGTTTCTGTAAAGTACTTTCCTGGTAAAGATCCTGCTTTAAATTGATCTTTAACTTGGGAAGTCCCGTAAATTTTTGGTGTGGCTAGTGCAGACATCCAACTTATATTTTATTGAACTATTTAGCGGGGATTTAGTATATATTTAGCATAAGGAATTGCAAGCAAGTCATCAAGTTCATTAGGTTGAACAATATAAAGTTGACCTGCTAGTTCATTCCATGTATAATTTCTAGATTTTCTCCAATGAAAGTTAAGACCTTTGAATCCCCATCTCTCCAGTGAAGTACATGCAATTAAAGGGTGTTGATCATATGATTCACCAGGAGTCTTTGCATTATATACAAATGTATAGAAATTTCCTACTTCAGGTATAGGAGTAACAGTATTATTTAATGCTTCCATGATTTCTAACATCATTTCTTCTGGATCGTTAGTCCTAGCATTCAAGTCACTCAAATATTCTCTAATGCGATTATCTTCCACCATTCCTTCTTTATCAAAACCAAAATTATCTACCATGATGGATACCTAATTCTCTTTCTGTGATAATTTTAAATTCAATCTTTCTATCTTTGCACCACTCATTTGCGGCAGTCCATTTTGCTTGATTAGTTGCATAGGTTGTGCATTCATATATGTATGACTTTGTAACTTTTTTCTTTTTCTTGGGTGGTCTAGTTTGTTTCATTGGTTTAACTTCGATAACATATGTTTTAATTTCACCTGTAGTTTCTTTTACTTTGATTATAAAGTCTGGAAAATATCTGCGAACTTTCCCATCAGGATGTCTATATGGTATAAAGAACTCTTCACTTCCCCACTCTATAATACTTTCATTTAAATCACACCACCCACAGAACTTAGTTTCCCAAGAACTACGACAGATAATATTATTAACATTACCTTTATACTTTCTTGGATTTGTTGGTTTATATAAACTCTTTTTGCTTTCGGCCATACATAATATATAAGGTCAAATAGTATTTATAGATGGCACAGTTAGGAAAAGTAAGATCTGTTTCTAAGATTAAGTCTGATCTTCTCAGACCTGCAACTACTTCTATTTTTGAAGTAGAGATTCCTGTACCTAATGGAGGTTCAGGTTTACAGGCTGATGATAAGTTAAATTTAATGTGTACGGAAGCATCTCTTCCTGGATCTTCTCTTGCCACGATGGAAATTAATAATGATTTTGTTGGAGTTACTGAAAGATATGCTCATAGAAGAATCTTTGATGATAGAATTGATTTTACATTTTTTATTGATGCAAAAGAATATTTACCAATTAAATTTTTTGAGTCGTGGATAAAGTATGTTGTTAATGAACCTGATAGTGAGTCGTCAAATGATGCAAAAAGTAAATCATATCATTATGAATTAAATTATCCTGATACATATGTTGCTGATCAGGGATTAAAGATAAGAAAGTTTGAGAAGGATAGAAGACAGCAACTAGAATATGAATTTATTAGAGCATATCCTATTCAGATAACTTCAATGCCAGTTTCTTATGATGCATCTTCTTTATTAAAGTGTACTGTATCAATGACTTATTTGAGATATTTGATTGTGGATTCTTTGACGGCTGTGGATCCACCACCTATCATTAGTTCTTCACCTGCACAACAAGCTTCAAGAAATGGAGTTTCATTTGGTTCTATTTTTGGTGGGTTAGTTAATGCTGGTGTGGATGCATTAACTGGTAATGATATTTTAGGTGATATTGCTGGTGGTGTTGTTGCAGGAGTAGTTGACAACAACTTAAGATAAAGAGTATAAATAAAGTACACTGAATTGTATTAGGATATTATGCCTTTACCAAAAATTGCGACCCCGACTTATGAGTTGGAGCTACCATCTTCTGGAGAGACAATTAGATATAGACCTTTCCTTGTTAAAGAGGAGAAGGTTCTTGTTATTGCATTAGAGAGTGAGGATACTAAACAAATAACTACTGCTATCAAAGCAGTACTAAAGAGTTGTGTTCTTACAAAAGGAATTAAAGTAGAGAAACTTCCTACTTTTGATATTGAATATCTGTTCCTCAACATTCGTGGTAAGTCTGTTGGTGAAGAGTTGGATGTAAATGTTATATGTCCTGACGATGAAAAAACTAGTGTTCCAGTTAGTATTAATCTAGATGATATACAAGTTCAGAAGAATGATGAGCATGATAATAAAATTAAATTAGATGATAACATTATGATGGAGTTGAAGTATCCTTCACTTGATCAATTTATTAAGAATAACTTTGAGTTTGACGAGAAGAATGCGATGCAGCAATCTTTTGATTTGATTGGATCTTGTATTGATAAGATCTATACTGAAGATGAGGTATGGGCAGCTGCTGACTGTACTAAGAAAGAGATTAATGAGTTTCTTGAGTCAATGAACTCTACTCAATTTAAAGGTATTGAGCAGTTCTTTGAGACAATGCCTAAGTTATCTCATACAATTAGTATTACTAATCCTAATACTAAGAAAACTAGTGAAGTGGTACTTGAGGGATTAGCATCTTTTTTCGGGTAGCCATGACTCATATGAGTCTGGAGAATTACTTTAGATTAAATTTTGCTTTGATCCAGTATCATAAATATAGTTTGACAGAGATTGAGAATATGATGCCTTGGGAACGAGACATCTATGTGGGGCTTCTTCAACAACACTTAGAAGAAGAAAAATTAAAGCAACAACAAAATGCCTAAAGGAATTGGTTACAATAAAAATATAATAGGAGATTTAAGGGGAAAATTTGATCCTCATTATAAGCTAGCGTCTAATGTCGAAGGTCTTGAGAAAGGATTAGCAACTGAAGTTTCTCAGTTGCATAAGACACTGAGTAAATCCTTTGGTATGCAAAGAAAAACTTTAAGTCGAGTACTTGGGCTGGAGGAAAGGGTTGCTAAGTTGGAAGAAGAGAGAGAAGAAATAATAGATAATGTAGAAGAGATAGTAGAAGATATATTAGAGGAAGAAGATGAGGAGGAGGAGATACCTGCAGAATTGGATGATCTGATAGATGATGTACGTGGACAGGAAACAGAAATAGGTGGTGATGAGGGGTCTCCTTCTAATGTTGGAGTATTGGATGGAGAAAAGAAACCTCCATTTAAGATTAATAGAAGAAAAATAAAACCTGAAGATATAAAGAAAGGAACTCCATTAGATGATGATTTTAAATCACGGGTGTTTGGTGAAGATGATAAAGGAGGATATTTAAGTCCTGAAGAAAGAAAAGCAAGATTTAGAGGTGAAACTTTTAATCCTGAGAGTGTTAAACCTCCAGATGAAGGTTCTTCTGAGGAAGGAACTTCAGAAGGTGAAGGTAAAGCAGAAAATGTTTTGAGTGGAATGGGTAAATCCATTTCAACTATTGCTGATACTGTAGATTCAATTTTTAATACTTTAAAGGAACAATTTGAGGAGCAAAAGGATACTAAAGAGGATGCTCGTGTACAGAAAGAGCAGAAAGATGCTGAAAAAGATGAGAAAAAATTAGAGGGTAAAGGCAAGATTGGAAAGGCACTTGAAGGTGCATCCAAGAAAGCAATGGCACCTTTCCAAAGTATATGGGATAAGTTTGTTAATTTCTTGACAACTATTTTATTTGGAAAGGCTTTGATGAAGATCATGGATTGGTTTGGTAATCCAGAGAATGCAGAGAGAGTTAAATCCTTCGTTAGATTCTTAAGAGATTGGTGGCCTGTACTATTAGCAGGTATTATGGCATTCCTTCCTGCATTGTTAGGACCAGGTGGAATGATAATAGGTACTGTGGTATTAATAGCATGGGCACTTCCTAAAGTTATTAATGCAGTGAAGTGGTTAATGGGATTGCCAGGTCAAATTGGAAAATTCTTGATGGGAGGTGATAAAGAAAATCAGAAATTAGATAAGGAAGTTGATGCAGAATTTACTGATGCTGGTAAATCTCTCAATAAAGAAATTGGTATGTCAACTGACTTACCTCAAGATGAAAAGGAAGTTAAGTCAGATCCAAGACAGCAAGCAGAACAAGAACAAGGGAAGGCAACACCACCTGTAGATATAGAGAAACAGCAGGAGCAACAGAAACCTGTGGGTCTTAATAAAGGTGGTACTGTTCCTGGAAAAGGTGATAAGGATACAGTTCCTGCAATGCTAACTCCAGGTGAGTTTGTTATGACTAAGGGTGCTGTGCAGAAATATGGAGTTGATGCTTTAGAGGGTATGAATGCAGCTGCTGGTGGTACAAATATTCCTGTTGTTCAGATAGAGGAGAAGAAAAAGAAAGAACGTGGTATGGGAATGGGAGGAATTAGGGGATCTATACCTGCATATAGTGGTGGTGGTACTGCAGGTAGTAAGACTAAGGCAATTCCTCAAGAACAACTGGTTCCTGGAGCTCCTACTCCTGCAGACTTTGGACTCCCTGATGATTTTGATTATGATAATCCTGAACATAGAGAGTTATTGGTAGATGTACTTACTCCTCATATGAAGGATTTTGTTGCTAACCAGAATGCAGCAGTGGATGAAAATCCTGAGGCTTATAATGGTATAAAATTAAAGATGGATAGAGATGGAAGGATGCCCAATTTTGGTGAGTTTATTGCTAATATGAGTGAGTCTGCTTTTAATAGTTCAGTGACAATGCTTCAGTCTAATGAATCTATGCAAAACATACCAGAAGCTCAAGGAGCAATTCTTAATTTTATGACTGGTATTAGAAGACAGACCTTAGATAATCCTAATTTTAAAGGAGATATAGCATTTGATATTAATAAAGATATTCCAGGTACTGCAGCATATAGATTGTTGATGGCTGCTCAACAAGATACTACAAGTCCTGCGGCAAAGTCGGGTGCTTTTACTCCTGAACAATTAGCAAGACAAAAAAATAGAATGAATATGAATAAGGGTGGTCTAGTTCAGCACTTTGCTGGTGGTGGTATAGTACAGAATCTTCCTCAAGTTAAAGCAGCAAAGTTTGTGGGTGGTGGAATATTTAAAGGAATAAAAAATATAATTGGAAAAGGAAAAGAAGTATTAGGTGGAATGGGTTCTTCTGGTGCTGATGGTGGTGGTAGTGGGTTGTTCTCTGGTTTCTTTTCTAAGGCATCTAAAGTTCCTTTGGTTGGACCTATGTTGGTTTCTGCAGGTAAGGATTTAGTTAGTGGGATAGATAATTTAATTGTTCAGAAGCATTTACAGTTACAGGAATCTAGTAGTTCTACTAGCGATATATCACAACTTAAAATGTCTACTAAGACATTGAAAACTTCTGATATTGCTCCTCCTTCTGGAAAGAATGTGAAAGTTATTAATCAAAAGTCTTCATCATCATCAACAGCAGCAAGTCCTGCTCCTATGATTGGTAGTGGTGATATACCAGATTTTGCTGTAGTTCATCCTGCTAGAAGAACTGCTAAACAAAAGACACTGGGGATAACGAATTAATATGGCTTGGGCAGCACTAGGAAAAGCAGTAATTGGTGGAGCAAAAGCAGGGGCAAAAAAGATTGCCACTGATAAACTTCTTAATAGGAAGAAGAAACCTGCTGCCAGAAAACCAACATTAGATGAACTGATTGCTGATGTTAGAGGTAGTGGAGAACCAACAAAAGGTGGAGAACTTGCTGTTCGACCTACTACTTCTTTAGTTCCTTCTCCTGGTGGTTCTATTCAAAAACATACTGGTAGAGAAGGTGAGTATGGTAGCATAGAAGATAATGTTATCAGAATAAAGAGCAAGGTTATTGCAGTTGATTCTATATTAAAAGGTACCCTTGCGGCACAGAAGGCAAGGAAGGCAGACCAAAGGAAAGCACAAGAGCAAGCAGATGCATCAGGAGCAGAAGCAGGTCTTGAGGGTAAGAAGAAGAAAAAGAAAGGTCTAGGACTGAAAAAGTTTGTGCCAAAAGTGGCAATGAATGCTTGGCAAAAGATGATAAACTTTTTCCAAACAATGGTGTTAGGTTATGTTGCACTTCAATTATTACCATTATTACCTCAACTACTTAAGTTTGTAGAAGGTTTATCTAATGTTATTGGTTGGGTTACTGATATTGGTTTAGGTTTATTTACTGCTTTGACGACCCTTGTTGATTGGGGATATAAACTTTATGATATGGGAATGGGATTTGTAAAGAATATTGCAGGTGAGGAAGGAGCGAAAAAAATTGAACAGTTTATGGGGGTGATTGGTGATCTTGTTAAAGGATTCTTGGTTTGGAAAATAATTGGTAAGAAAATATTTGAAAGCATTGTTAAAAGTGTGACAAGAATTTTTAGAATTGCTAGGATAATTCTAAAAAAAGCATTACGTTTTGGTAAAAAGGCTCTTCAATTTGCTGCTAATATTGCAAAGAATATTATTTCTAGTGCAAAAAATATAGCATCTAGACTTGGAAAGAATCTTATGAAGATTCCTGGAGTTAAGAATATAGTAGGAAAAGTTGGTAGGATAGGAGGGAATATACTTAAGACAGGTGCTAATGTACTTACTAAAGGTAAAGGATTACTTAGTAAAGGTGCAGGTCTACTTTCTAAAGGTGGGGGAGCAGCAGCAGGTAAGGTTGGTGGACTTGCTGCTAAGTTTTTAGGACCAGCAGCTAAAGCTTTAGGTCCAGTAATGAAAGTTGTTGGACCAGGAATTAAAAAATTTGCAAGTAGGATTCCTATTCTTGGTCCTATTATTGTTGCTGTTGTCTCCATCATGTCAGGAGATTCACTGGCACAGGCATTATTTAAGGGAGTAGGTGCGGCATTAGGTGGAGCACTTGGTGCAACTCTTGCTGCTGGTATAACTGCTGCTACTGTTGGTATTGGTGCATTATTAGCACCTGCTATGACAATGCTTGGAGAATTGTTAGGTACTTTTGTTGGTGATTTATTGTTTGAATTGTTCATGGGCGGTGGATTTAAAGGTGCCATGAAGAAGTTGAAAGGTGCACTTGGTGGTATCTTTAAAGGTATATTTAATGCAGGTAAGGCAGTATTTAATTTCTTTAAGGATGGGTTTGGTAGGTTTATCAGTACGTTCCCAATGGTTAAGTTCCCTGAGACTGGCATTGGAACAATGTTGGCTAAGGTTTTAAGTATAAATCCTATCTACAAGGCACTATTGGGGTGGAAAGTTCCTGGTTGGAAGGTGATACCTAAAGCAATTAGAGGATTCTCTTTAGGAAAACTTTTAGATTCTCTTCCTAATATACCTCAGATGTTAGGATTTATTTTTAATATGCATCCTTTGTTAAAGGGACTGGTTAAGGATGGAAAGGTAGAAGGATTCCCTGCAGTTTGGCAGTTAATGAATCCTGCCTTTATGATTAACCATTTGAAGGAATCATTCTTCCCTTCTAAAGGTGGTGCAACTGCTGCCTCAACAGATGCTGCTGCTGGTGGTGCAGGTGAGGTAGGTGAAGGGATGGAAGGTGAAAAAGAAGAGAAGAAAATGGAAGAAGATTCTTCTTCTGATTTGGTATTGGATGAGAATCAGGGTGATAATGATCGTAAAATATTTGAATTGGAACAGAGAAGAGCAGAGATTATAGATTCAAATAATTGGGAGAATACAAAGGAGATTGAAAATCATCCTGATATTAAAGCAATAGATAAAGAGATTTCAAGTTTAAAAACTGGTACTCAATCTGATACACAAGAACAAAAGGGTCCAAAACCAGAAGGAATGATGAGAGGACTTGCTGGTGCTGCTGATTTTTTAACTGGAGGTTTCTTTGATTTTGATAAGAGAGGGGATTCTAAATTAGATACAGCTAGGAAGGGAATGGCTGATTTTGTAACTGGTGGTATGTTTGATTTTGATAAGAAGGGTGATTCTAAATTAGATACTGCTAGAAAGGGAGCAATGGACTTTGTAACTGGAGGGGTGTTTGATTTTGATAAGAAGGGTGATTCTAAATTAGATAATGTTAGAAAAGGTATGATGGATTTTGCAACAGGTGGGTTGACAGATCTTGATGGTAAGGGTGGAAAACCATTTGGAGCAGCAAGAGTTCTTGCTGGTGCTGGTGATGTTTTAACTGGTAATAGATTTGATTTTGATAGGCATGGAGAAAAGAAGAGTTTAATTGAGAGTTTGAATGAATATGCATCATATGAAGAGGGAGCATCACAAACGGTTGTTATGAATCTTTCAGATGATGGTGGTGATCAGCAACAACCTATTGAACCACAAGTTAAAACAGTATTTGTTCCTATAGTATCAAGTAGTGATGATACATTTGATGTTATGTACATGCGTTAAATAGTAATAGGGAGAATTTACAGAGATGTCAGAACAAGTAGTTACTAGAGCAGCAGACCCCGCTTTTATTAATTTAGCGGAGATTAAATCTAATGTAGATGAATCCACTACTATTAATATAGCTAATGGTATTCAGAAATTAGAATTTTATGAGAGTATATTGCAAGATTCTATTAGAGCAACTATAGTTTTTAATGATTCGGGAGATAGTATTAGTGGTAAGACTGCTGTTGATGGATTACCTATTGTAGGGCAAGAGGAAGTTAAATTAAAATTTAAAGATAATAATGAAAAACAAATAGAAGTCACAATGTATGTTAATAAAGTGACTCCATTTCTTGATGAGTCTACTAAATCTGTAGTTAAATTGGATTTAGTATCAAAAGAATATATTTTAAACGAAAAGATTAGAGTTGCGGAAAGGTTTAATGGTAAGATATCAGATCACATTACTAAAATTTTAACAACACCTACTTATTTTGATACTGAAAAAGATGCAGATGATATTGAAGTTACTCAGAACACCTATAATTTTATTGGTAATAATCGGAAACCATTCTACATATTAAATTGGTTATCTCAGAAGGCAGTTCCTGATGGTGGTAAAGAACAGACTGCAGGATTTTTACTTTATGAAACTACTGAAGGGTATCATTTTAAATCTATAGATTGGTTGATGGATAAAGATAAAAATGAACCAGCAAAATCTCTTATCTATACTAACAGTCCAGGTGAAGAATTACCCGCAGGATATGATATAAGAATACTTCAATATGAAAAAGATAATAGAGTAAATGTTCATTCAAAATTGAGTTTGGGTGCATATGATACTCGTATAGTTACATTCAATCCTTTTGATTGTTATTATGAGGTTCTTACAGGGTCTGCAGATAATACTACAGGTTCAGAAGAGAATGCAGCTTCTGGAGCAACTCATGCAATAAAACATGGTGGAAAAAAATTGCCCACTATGAATAAGGATTTTGATAGAGAGGGTGATAAGAAGAATTTCTCTCGTACTACTTATTTTTATTTGGATACGGGTTCTCTTCCTGATGGTACTGGTGAGGGTCAAGAACAACAGCAACTTCAAAAGTCAAAGGAAGAAAACTTTCAGTATAAAGCCATTGCCAATCAATCCATTAGGAGATATAATCAATTATATTCCTCTAAGATGACGGTCACTATTCCTGGAGACTTTTCACTTCATATTGGCAATTCTCTTTTTGTTGATGTACCAAAGTCAACAAAAGCAAATGATGATGAAGTAAATAAGGAAGATGGGGGTCTATATATTATAGTAGATTTATGTCATTTTCTTTCTGGTAAAGGAACTTATACTAAATTAAATTTAGTAAGAGATTCAGTTGGCAGAGAGGGTAACCATTCATCCCGTTCTTAATTAAACTTATGACTATCAAACACGATTTAGATCACGAGGTCTATATTGACCCCAAAGATGGCAAAGAGCATACTAATCATGGTATGCATGAGTATAGTAAGGAAGACTTAGAGAATGTTCATGCTGATTATGATGTGTATCATAAGAATGATAAAGTAGATGCGAATGAAGGTAAGATTAATGATTATCATACAAGACATGAAGATCAACACTTAGAAATTTACTGTGACAATCATCCTGATGCGGATGAGTGTAAGGTATACGACGATTAAATGGAATCTGGGTCATTATTCAATCAAGGTTATTTGGGACAGGGGTTTAACTGGTGGATAGGCCAGATCCCTGATGATTCTACCTGGAGAGATAATATAATACCTGGTAAGTTTGATAATAAAGAACAAGTTACAGGGTGGGGAAGGAGATATAAGGTAAGAATTGTAGGATTGCATGATCAGGGGGAGGAAACTCTTCCTTCTGATCAATTACCTTGGGCACAGGTAATGTATCCTATCACTGCAGGTGGTGGGCAAGGAGAAGTTTATCAGACTCCAGGTATAAGACAGGGTAACTTTGTCTTTGGATTCTTCATGGATGGTCCTGAAGGACAAGTCCCTGTTATTATGGGTATTTTGGGTAACAATACTCAGACTGCTTTAAAGATGGCAACATCTTTAAAAGATGAGGGTGATGGAAAGGCTAAGAATTTTTCTCCTATTAGTGGATTTTCTCCAACTTCGATACCTAAAGCAGAAACAAAAGAGTTTGCACCTGAAGAATCTTTAACTGCGAAGAAACCTATTGATAAGGAGGTTGCTAAGGAAGAGGTAAATGTATCTAAGATTGGGAAACCAGGATTTCAACCAACTATTGCTCAACAATCAGATATTAATAGTGCTAATGCATCTTTAGATAAGTTGGCAGCAGTATGGAGATCCCAAGGTAAAAGTGATGAAGAAATAGAGAATTTAAATAGTAAGTATGTAACAAGTATTGTAAAACAAGGAACAAAGAATCGTTCTAAAGAAGCAAATTCTCCTGAGACTCCTATAAAAGGTAATCCTACTAAGGAAAATGCTGATAATCCTCATTTATTATCTGCAGGAGATGTAAAAAGAGAGGATAAGTATAAAGAAAAGATTGTATTGATGAAGCCAGATGATATTGTATCTTCATCTATTAAGGCAACACAAACAGCAATGGATAATCTTAGTGTTTTAGCAGATAAGATGCTTAAAGCACAGCAGGATTATGGATATATTGAAGCTGTTAGTGGTGCTCCTGATATGCAACAATTTAAAAAGAAGATGGAAGATGCTTCTAGAGAGATTGCAAAGTATATGAAAGTTCCATTTAATAAGATGATGGAATATACAAATAAGACTGTAAACAAGGAATTGGTTGCAAAGGTATCTGCATTACCATCATGTATGAGATTCCAATTTGCTGATATGAAAGATATTACTGGGGAAACTACCCTTCAGGAATATGGAAACATTACTAATAATCTTTCAGGTCAAATTGAATCTATTATGGATGGTATGTTTGATGTGCAGAATATTATTAATAGAATTAAGGCACAAAGAAAGGGTAAAATAATAAATCCTAGAGATAATCTGGAGACTGTAGTTTCTGTTTCTGATGACCCTATTGAGGCTAGAATTATTGCTGCATATGTGGAGCATACTGAGAGAGCACCTATGAAAGGTGAATTGATATCTAAAATGGGAGAAATTGGAACAGCAGGTGGGGCAAGTGGTACTGTATTGGATAAAGTAGTAGAAGACATAAAAAGTATTGGTTCAGATCCTAGTGGATATAATTATATGAAGACAGGTAGTTGGCAAGATAATATTGAATTAACAGTTCCTAGAGTTCCTATTTGTACTGCAGAGGATCTTATGGGAAGAGTGATGTATGCCAATAAAGATGCTATTGATAAAGTAAATGATTCTACTATCACTTATCTTAATGCATTTTTGGATGATATGAGGAGTCAGATTGGTGGATCTTTACCTGATCCTAATAGTCGTCCAAGACCTAGACAACCAGAAGGTGCTATCATTTCGTTTAATGACGAGGAAGTTTTGAATCAAGTAAGGGGTGGTAGTGGTTATACAAGTGGTAATAGTTTATCTACTTACTGGTATACGAATATTAATCCAGGAATTACAACCAGTCCTGGTAGAGGAGCAACTGTAAATGTAGGAGTTTCTACAGGTGGTCTTGGGTCTAGTGCTGGTGGTTCAATAGGTTATAGTTGGATTGATAATGGAACAGGATATACAAATCAAAATGCTGTTAGTTGTACTATTGTTGGGTCTGGGACAGGAAGTGGAATGAAAGTTAATCTTGTAACAGCAGGTGGAGAGATTACTAATATATTCACTCATACAGCAGGAACAAACTATAAACCTAATACTCTTTTAAGAATTGATCATGGTAATTTTGATGCTCAATTTACTTTAAATCAAGTATATGGATCAATCGATCCAGGTGAGATTGCTTTGGTGGATGGTGGATCTAAATACCAAACGGGAGATGTGATAGGAATAGTTGGTGGAAATGATGATGCAACTTTTACTATTACTGGTACTAATGAAGCAGGAAATGGAAAAGCAAATGGTGGAAAACCACAATCTCTATCAGATATATTAGGACTGCTTGGTGATATTGGTGGAAACGTATCCGCAGCATTAGATTTTGAAAATATGAAAACAAATATATTTCCATTTGAATTGCCAGCAAACCCTGCAGTTTCTGATCTATATCAGTTTACTAGGGGTGGTTCTGGTGCAGAAGAACCTCAGATGCCATCCTTTGGTGCAGTTGGTAAATTTGTTGATAAAATGGGAGAACTTGAAGAGGATGCAAATATTAATATTAAAGAATTTATTCCTGATCCACCTCCAGCACTTCCTTTTGTACAACCATCTATGGGAGAACCTGATCTTAATTTCTTAAATCCTCCAGTATCTTCTGAGAAGACTGTTGAGGATATTTTAAAGGAGCTTCAGGAGGATGGATAAATATTAATTATGAAAGCAGATGGATTTCCTACATTTGATATTTTTGGTGCCCCAACGGCTATATCCTTTGGGTATATTTCTAGTGACAGAGGATATGTTCAGGGAGTAACTCGTTGTGAAGCTAATGATTATGCTAAGAGAAATCCAGGAACTGTATTCATTGTTAAGAATAGAGATTTTGTAAAGTACTTAGATATTAACGAGGTTAATAAGTTCACTGCAGAGGATATGATTCCTGCAAGTCCAAGTGAATGTTCTGGTATTGAGGATGACTATGATATATTAGAGGATATTAATGTAGGTGATGATGCTAATCCAGAATTAGTTAGTATTAAATTACCACCTACAGATAAACAGAAACATGGTGTTGATTTAGAATATGATCCTTTACCTTGTAGACCAAGAGTTGCTTTTTATGGTGGTGGTGGAGTAGGTGTTCATGCCAATCCTATTGTTGGATCTGATGGTGCAGTTTTAGCTGTTGATGTTGTTAGAGGTGGATTTGGATATACATATCCTCCTCAAGTAGAGATTAAAGATAATTGTAATATAGGAGTAGGTGCTGATGCTGTTGCATTTATTGATGAAGATTTAGAAGTTCTTCATTATTATGATGAAAATTTAGAGGTTGAGGAATATAAAATATGTGGAGATGATAGACCAGGATTTGGTAGAAGATTTGATCAAGAGGGTAAAGATATTGGACCTTGGGATCCAGAAATTTATAGAAAGGAAGCAGAGAAAACTCCTTATCAGAGAGCAGTAGATGAATATAATAGATTACTTAGAGAATATAAAAGACCTTGGAAAACAGGAAGAGGATTATCTGTTGATTCTATTGTTTGGACTGCAGAGGATATAGAAAAGAGAGTAACAAAAGAAAAGTATGATGTTCAGCATCCAGAATGGGGACCAGGAGGAGGTGCACTTGCTTTACCTCCAGCATTAAAAGAAGATACGTTCCTTGTTTATACTGAGGGTGGAGGAGGAATAGGTAAGGTTACGGGAACAGGTTTGAAATTTACATTTACTGCAGCAGATGGATCACATAAGTTTGCTATAGAAGCAGCATCTTTTGTAAATAGGGCAGCAGCAGAATCAGTAAACATTAAGGTTAAACCCAATACAGTTTATAATGTAGTATCAACTGGTAACTATGAAGGTATTAATAAAACTGAGCAAGGACTTCTTAGACCAGATACTTTTGGAAGGAGGGGAAGAGAACAAGACAGAGGAACAGGTAAAACAATCTTTACAGATTTGATAGGTTCTGCAGATGACGATGATGACTTACAGGTTAAATGTACATTAGGAAAGTTCACAGCAGGTCAAGGAATAGCTACAGGAAGAGGACATGATAGCTGGGCAATAACTTATAACTTAGAAGATAATTCTATTGATAATGCTAATGCAGGATCTAATCAAGGATCTACAAACCAATCTGGGACTGAGAATGTAACAAATCCTGATTGGGATAGTTTTATGAATGCCTATGCAATATCTCCTATTCCTCCATCACATGTACCAGGAAGTGATCATGCTGGAAAGATTTTTTCTTTCACTTGGGATTGTGATTTCCCTACAGACGGTGAGTATATTTTTAGAGGATGTTATGATGGTTCATCTGAGTATTGTAACTTTTATGTTGATAGTAAAAAGATAGGTAAGTTTAAAAACTATGATCAAAAACCACATAATGTTATTAGGAAAGTTTATAAAAAAGGACCACATACTTTAAGGTTTGATTTAAAAAATAATGTTTTTATGAAACCTGCTTATGTTCAACCTACAATTGGTGAAGCAGAGAGTGAATTTGATGGAAGATTTGTAAAAGAAGGTAGTAATTATTTTTATATTGTTGAAAAGGCAAATGATTTAGTAAGTGTAAAGTTTGAATTCCAGTGGGCAGAAACTGCTGATCGTAAAATGACAGTAACTAAAGCTATTTTAGATACTGAAGATGAACCATTAGTATTTGAGATACCTAAGTTAGAGGTTCTACCCCCTGCATCTTTGCCTAATATCTCGATGCCAGCTCCTTGGATAAAGAGTTATCAGGGTGATACTAATTGGGTTAGTAATCCTTACGTTGAATTTTTAAGAACTTATGCTGTTTTTCCAGTTCACGATAATTCATTGAATGGGGTAAAACAAACAGGTATATGGACTATTGATATTACAACTCCAGGAACTTATACTCTTGAATTATCATCAGATGATACTGCATCAGTTAGTTGGGATGGAAATTTTGTAGGTAATCAAACTTGGGATGAATCACAATTTGGTCCAAAAGTATTTACTATTAATAGTGTATCTTCAGGTAAGCATAACTTGAAAGGAGAGATTACAAATAATCCTGCCTTTGGTAGAAGTTGGCGTAGGAATCCAGGAGGTATTGCATGGGTACTGAAGAATCCTGTAGGTCAGATAGTAAGAACCTCATTGGATGATTTTAATACTGAATTACCTCAAGGATTTAGGGCAATTAGTTTTGATGTACAGAGACAATCTTTTGATGTTAATAAGATTATCTTTGAGGGGATGGATTTCACTGCTAGTGGTGATATACCAAATGCTACAACTAATAAACAGAATACTGTAGTCGAAGAAGGTATTGCTTATAAGTTATCTTATTTTGGTAGTGGTGGACGTACTTGCTTCTTTAAAGTTGAGTATGGTGGAGGGGCAATTGGTCTTGATGATGATGGTGGTTCACGTACACCAAATCCTATTAGTGGTGACTTTAAAGATAGTGGAGTATATGTAGGAGCAAATCTTCTTGTTGTTGCATCTGAAGGAGAGTTCTATGAGCAAGATGGATCTTTCTATTATAAGGTAAGGAAGAGTAATCTCGAAGAGGATTTGGGTAAAGAAGGAAGTGGATATGAACCAAAAGGAAATATTGTACAGACAGGAACCTTTAAAGTTGGTCAGAAGTATAGAGTAGTTTTAGAGCAGGAACCTCTTTCTCGTTTACCTAAGATTAAAGACACAGGCATCTTTAATAATCAACTTACTGATACAGGATTTCATGATGATCAGATCATGTCATTCTCTCCAATTAAAGAGGTAGCAGATGATGGTACTATAACACTTGTACCAGATCCAAATGCAATTTTAGCTGCAAGATCTGCGACTCAATTATCTGAACCTAAAAAAGTAACTTCATACGGTGCAAAATATCCTGCTGCTAGTATAGAAAAAAGAAGTCTTTTTAATACAAAAGATTGGATTGATAAAGCAAATAGGGAATTATGGAAATTTCCTGGAACTGGAGGATTCTTAGGTAAGTATGGCATTGTACCTTTCGATACTGGTAGAAAGTACAGGAAAGGTTCTGGTAATAACAACCAAGAAAAGGAATACACGAAAAAGTTTTGGCTTTTAGAGTATAGAAAATATCCAGGCACACATACCCAATACTATAGGTCTGAGATGATAGACCTAGAAACTGATTATAGATTTAAGCATAATTACATAGCATGGAATGATGATGGTAGTCTATTTTCAGTTCAGGATACACATTATACAGACGGAAGAAGTGGAGGAGATGTATTCGGTCCTGGAACTTCTGGGACAGGAGAAGGGTCGTGGACACAAAGAACTGGTGGAAGTAGAGGAGTCTTTCGTGAGCAAGCTTACAAGAGGTATGATAAACCACATTATCTAATGTTTGGTAGGTTTGGTACTTCCAGTGGTGCTTCTGATGATGAACGGACGACTTACAGACTTGAACAAGTAAAAACATCTGATCTTGGTAGTACTGTCAGTGGTGCTTCTGCTGATGGTGGAGATGCAAAGGCTGGAACTCATACTATTATATGGAATAATGTAACCTTCCCTATAAGTGCTAACTATAAAATTGAAATTCAAGTTGATGATAATGTAAGGTTGAAAATTGGTGATCAAGTAGACATTTATAAGCAAGGATTTGCTTTTGGGAATGATGCACTGACTTATGGTAGTTTTGGATCTGCAGTTGAAGCAGTTGATCAAGGAAAGTTTGGAGCAACAGGTAAGAGTACTTATACAGAATTTATAGAGAAGGGTGTATATACAATTACAGCTGACTTAGAACAGATTCCTGGAGGTCAATTGGGATGGGATGAAGGTAAAAACTCTATGGTTCTTGGAGTTAATATTGAAACTGATGTTATTGAATATGAAGAAATTGATGATAGTAAATCATGGAATGAGAATCCATTAGGGGTCGCATTCACTATTGAATCTCCTCTTCCATTACCTCCTGTACAAACAATACCAAAGACTAAAGATGGTGAGTGTCCCCCTAATCCAATTTGGAATACACGTTATCCTGGTGGTACTAATCAATGGTATCCTGTTATAGGATTTCCTTTCTGGAGTAAGTTTTTAAACAGATATGCTCTTTCACCAATACCACCTATAAAGGCGGCTGGTTCTGATGGTACTGGAAAGATCTATAGTAACACTTGGACAATTGATTTGCCTTATGCAGGTCAGTATGGACTTAAAGGTGCGGTAGATAACTGGGGAAGAATATTAATAGATGGTAAACCTTGGCAAAGATTTTCTGATGAGAAAAGATCTACTATAGAAATAGAAGGTTCTGAAAATGGAACTCTTGCTGGACCTGTTCAAGATACTCAACCATTATCTAGAATTAATTTAGATAAGGGTGAGCATACGATAACAGTCGAGGTAGAAAATTGGAAGAACTATGAGACTCCAAGAAGTTTCATTGATAAAAAGATTTTTAGTACAGCTGATTGGCAATCCCCTGACCCATCACCAAAAAGAACCTATGCTGATGTAAATTTTGATGTTAAAGTTCAGACTCTTCTTGGTGCTTCTATGCAAATTGTAGGATTGTTTGAGTACTCAAAAGATTTTGGTGCTGATGGTATTGGACCTCCTCCACCTCCTCGTAATAAAGTAGTTAATT